AATGTCCTCATCCCATGCGCCCCGGAAATACCCGCCCGCTGCACCCCATTTGGCGAACTTCAGCGCATCGCGCATTGCCTCCGGGTAGGCTTCGAGGTTCTTGAGAAATACCGGATCGTTCGCATAAACCGGATTATCGAGGTACGTTGCTTCAAAGTACGGATAGTCTTGAGGGTTGTAGCTTCTTTTCTGCGAAGCGTCCATTTCCATGCAAGGGACGTGCTTCACAAACACATCTTCTACCCATACTGCGCCGATGCCAATTGGATTGCCAGAGCCGAACTTGCGAACCTGCCTGCTTACCGGACATCTGTTCCAAGCTGAGGTAGCCATCCACTGCTTGAAGGTGAACTCGCAGAGTTCGTCATAGTAGATTTGAAGCCATTGCCCCTGATAGTCCCAGGCGTTGTAGTCGTACTGCATCGAGCCGAACTTGGTTGTCGCGCCATTCTTCCAAACCACTTCACTCTTGGTTTCGTTGAACTTCGAGTAAAGCTCTTTCGGGAATAGCTCGCGAAAGCGGGTAATAACTGTGGCTTCTAGCTTCGGAAAGGTCCTGCGCAAGCTTAGCGTATGAACCTTTGGCCCGTCTTCGAGGTTGAAGGCATTGACGGCGTGAAACTGCTCCATCAACCCTGCAGCCGTCTTGCCTGGTCCTGCCGCCCCGCCTAAGAATCCGTAAGGCGCTGGCGACTCGTGGAACCTGCGCTGAAACGGGTACGGATCGTAGATGTCGCGCATATCGAACACGAAGCGATCTGCGCCGGATCGGATGTCTTGGATGGTGCGCTTCTCAGGCAATCACGCACCGGCAAGTCAGGCAGTAGCGCCCTTGATTGGCAATACGGTGGCCCTCATGGTTGCCAGCATCTTCTGGTACCGCTCCACCTTCGGGTTGGCGTCCCAATTCTCCCCGTCCAGCCAATTCAGACCGCATGGGTTGCACCGGATGTAATCGCTTCTTTGGACTCTTGGCGTTCCGCACTGCGGGCACGGTGGGAGGGTTCCCACTTCCGCTAGTCGTTCCTGTCTTGTCTGCTTCAGAAGGTCGATGAGTTCCACGTAATCTCCAAGCGACTACCCAAGCCAAGCTGCGCTCTTCTCGCTTTGCTTCGGCTCTGAGTTCTGCAACCAGATCGGCTGGTAGTCTAAGTGAAATGTGTTCGGTTGTGTTCGCCACGAACACATTGTAGCACTCATTACCTCGCGATAGTGATCGTCGTCGCTCCAGGATCGGAGGCGCAGAGCACGCGATAGAACCCAAACGATGCCGGAAAGCTCACGGCTGTATTGGCTGCGACCGTAACTGCTGTGCCTAGATAGCTATACGCCTGGTAACTGGCTTCAACGTCCTTGCGCGCATATTCAACAGTCAGTGCAACAGCTGATTCATTGGCGATAACCAACAATTCGGAAGACAAATCCGCCGAAGGACCATAAGCCACGGCAATGGTCTTCAAGCCTGTAAGTGATGCGGTTGAAAGGGTTATCAAGTCGCCAGGCGTGATCTCTACTGCCTTGCCATCTGCGTATGCTGCCATCTATTCTCCTTGCTTCGGACGGGGTACTGAGCTGATGATCTGCAGGCCTAAGTGCAATGGATTGTCTGCGCTATCGCCTGGTGTCTTATCTCGCCATTCTGTTGGCTTGCGGTTCTTCAGCCAGAAGATCATCGATGTTGGATCGGGCGGTACATGCTCACGGAATGTTACAGTTACAGGCGTTCCGTCTTTGGCGAGGAAGATCTTTACTGCATCTCGCTCGTAGCCTGTAGCGCGTTCAAACAGCGAGCGTTCTACCCGATCATCCGCTAAAGGCTTGTTGGTCTTTATGGCGTGAAGAAATTCTGGATAGCGAATCCGCCAACTGTAAATAGTTCTTACTGTAACTCCAAACTCATCAGCGAGTTCTGCATCTGTTGCTCCTGCTGCACACATTTCTTCAGCGCGAGTAGCGAACTCTGGTTTGTATTCAGAAGGTCTGCCCATGACACGTTATGCTGCGTTCTCACAGTTGATTGCAAAGAGGTTAGCATCTCTTGCAAGCTGGCGCTCTTCATAGAGATGTGGGAGGTTGATGACTTTTAGGCCGTGGCACTCTGCGAGAGCGAGTGGTTCGCGTTCCTCAGCCTGGATCTGGCGAGCAGCGAATGATTCGGCGGGAGTTGCGTTGCGGAAAGTCTTCCCAAAGACAACCCACATCAGTGAGCCATCGGCCACAGCTTTCTTGACTTGCGAGTGCTTCAGGCTAAAGCCCCGCGTTTCATGGAAGACACGAGTATTTTGGGACATTCTGGTAGGCCGAGCCTATCGGCGCTCGGAACCGTGTTTCCTAGCGTTTTGTACGGCTGGATTCGGGTGTGAATATAGCAAAGCAGAATTATTTGTCAACAATGTTGACAATCTAACCGGTTAGGCTTAATCTGTATTTGTAAGTGAGGAGAGACGAGATGGCCGAATTTAGTCAGGAGCAGGCGCAATTAATGTATGACGCGCTCAAGAACCTCGCAGAGATTTGCGGCGAGGCAAATATACCCCTTGTGAGCGTGAAAGCTGTTCGCAAGATGGCTCGCTTTATCGATGCGAAGCAGGCCGCAGATAGCGTGTTAGATGGCATAAAGGCGTCTATATCTCTTACCGCTGTCACAGAAACAGAAATTCAAGCAGGCCAGCATAAATGGACAGGTTGCAGGCGCGGTGGAAGTCCCGCAGAGGCTGATTCCTATGAATGGGTTCGCTACTGCGAAGTATGCGGCATGGAAGATACCTGCGAAGATCCGCTACCGCCATGTGAGGGTGCATGATCTGCCCCCACTGTAACCACCCGCTCGACCATGCCGAGTTACGCAGGGCGCTCAACAAGGAACTTGCAGCGAGGCCCAGACCTAAATCAGTTGGCAACCGCAGGAACCCAGCAGGAAGGCCGAAGAAGGAGAAGAGAGATGAATCTAGCAACGTTTGCAAATGACAGGTTGGCAATTGTGAAGCGGGAGCCGAGACTGTATGCGATTCGAGGCGATTACGGAACCCTGATTCGCCACGGAGGTCACTGGATGCTGACTGGAAGCCTAGATGATCGCTATGTGAGCAGCCACGAGGCGATACAGCTTGCGGCGATGGGAAAGATAATCGACCGTACAAAGTCTGTTGGCAAGTAGGGCGGCTCATCTAAGCCGCCTCTCCCCTTCAAAAGTTTTCCTTGTAGAACTTTGCAATGATGGCTTCGATGTTCTCGACCCGCGTTGACATGCCCTCTCCGTCATCCTGCTCGATCCGAACATGAGTGCGAGGCTCAAATGGAGGCTCTTTGCCTTCAGGAACCTCTATGAGCGAAAGAGTGTACTTGCCTATTTGCAGCATAGAGTCCTCTCCCTCAAAAGCGATGATGCCAGATGACTTCCCGCTCATCTCTGCGCTTGCGTTCGTGATCCAAGGTGAGCAGCCCTTGGATTGAGTTCTGCAGGCGCTTATCCCTTGCTGCTGCTTCAAAGGCTTCTCGTTCGTGCAGCTTACAGAAGCCCTGATCCCCTACATGCCTGAGTGCTATGTTTCCACAGTGGCAGGTCATTGCTTTCCTCCGTACATGAGCTGGCCCTTCATTCGGCAATCCTCTAGTGATTAGGGCGCAAACCCTTCCAAGCCGCGCCCCAAATAACTATCCGACAATCTTCCAATCCTTGCCGAAAATGTCCGACTGCGATGGAAGCCACGGGACTAGGTCACCGCTGACTGTGTGAATGTACAGATAAGGGATAGTCATCTTGCTGTTTTCGTCAGGGTGCTGAGCGGACACCCATTGCCCTTTGCCGTTCCATGCTTCGCGCTCGATCTTTGCGTCCGCATCGTTTATTGCCTGCAGTGCTTGCGAAAAGTCCATTGCTTCTCCACATCTACAGCACGGTTGACCGTCATACCAGCAAAGACAGTGCTGCTTATCTTCGCTTTCGGGACATTTTGTCTCCCAATCTGGCTCAACCCAAATCGGCTTATCGTTACCCACATCTCCCCTCCTTCTGGCCCTTCATTGTGCGTTGCCCTTCTCGCGGGTGTTGCGGTC